TTGTCAAGGTTTATTTTCAAACTGCCCGAAAAACAATTTATCACATTTGCCTAGCACATTCTTTTAATGGAATATGCTAGGCAGTGTTAAAATTAGTTTTCAGTGCTACCTGTGAATGATCTTGTCACTGGCTCCATCGGCATACCGTACAAGTTCATGCGAATCACCTAGCAGGAAAAACAAGGTTGACCGTATGCCGGACAATTCAGCGAGTGCCTTTTCGGACCAATACAGCGAAGAGTTGCCATTAGCAGTTTCTTGTTTGTGCCGCTCGAAAAAGTTTTCAAGAATCTGGTCGATGTTCAGTTTTACAGAGTTAGCGAATACTGCCTGACTGTCTACCTTGATATTGTTCTTTTTCATTTTTCATTCTCCCTTGTCTACCTGTTTAGCTGGTAGACTGTTAAGTTGTTTTGTTTCGTAGCTGATTAGAAGATTACCAGATCGTTGAAAGAGTGTCAAGGTTTATTATTTAAATCATATTCCATCGTCCATATTACTTCACTTCTAAGTTCTGCTATTGTGAGTGAGCATTTGTCCCAAAGTAGGTTTTCATAGTAAACGCCCCAATTTGTAAGGTAACTAATCATGCCGCTTTTGGTCATTTGCTTTTTCATCATTTCGCCCCTGAACAGCTTGATTAACTACTGACTATATTTTTACCACATGCCCTAATCAGTGTCAACCTTTTCTTTCAATTATTTTTATCTTTTTTCAGGTCCTCTCAAATTGGTAATTACCATTTTCTAGGTTCATTAGAAAGTTTTAATGAGATACTATCCGGCACAATTCTTGCATACAATCCCATATCCCGAAAGATTAGAAAAATCTCACTGAAAGGTAATGTGGCAAGGTGTACCGGTGACGCTAGCAGAGAGTGAAAAGAACATACCATACATTAAATTGTAAGGATATCTATAGCACCTATCAAATAGTATTGCAAGCTTTTATTTTGCGTCCCTTCATTTTTATTTGCTGGCACTCCAGAGCGTGATCGTCCAGAGCGTGATCGTCACACTATAAGTAATCGCGTTACAACTATCATGCCAATTCACCTAATAGTCTACCTAATTTCGCACCAGATTCGTAAAAACTTCCCTAGGTCCTACCCAAGATCGCTCATTTAGAGGCAGTTTTTTGAGTTTTCCACATATCCACAGATAGCTAAAAAGTGAAGCAAAAACAACTACTTAGCGAATAGCCCATTAGAGCCATTTAGGGCACGAATACAGGGATAAGGGTAACAGGCTTGAACGGCTAAAATGGGCCTTTTTGGACGTTCTAGGCATATATGCAACATTTCATATGTATCTGAGAAAGACCTAGTTTGTGACTGGTAGCAGTAAACAGAAAGTATAGTAATACTAAACTTTTTGAGTAGTTTTGCGGGTATAGTAATACTAAACTTTCTGTATAGTTTGGCCGTCTACCTGCATAGTCAACGGCCAGGATATATGATAATCCATATATCTGTATATGTATATTGTTCACGGCTTCATTAGAGCCTGTTAGACTGGAGTGCGTATTATACACTAGAACAATGTTTGATAGCAAGGGGGAAATAGTTATGCAAGTAGTATGCCAGGAGAGGTCCTAGGTGGCGGCGGAGGCAAATTATTTTTCTTTAATGAGAAACGAGAAACCCCTCAACTTACCCAAGATTTAAAATACTACTTCCTATATAGCTTTAAACATTACTTGGCAGACTACTTGGCGGATTATTAAATACATTACTTGGCAGACTACTTGGCGGATTATTAAATACATTACTTGGCAGACTACTTGCCAAACTACTTGCCAGATTATCAAATAGATTACTTGCCATACTACTTGCCATACTACTTGCCATACTACTTGCCAAACTACTTAGCAGATTACTAAATGCACTACTTACCATACTACTTAGCAAACTACCCACAACATTACTCACCAAACTACTTAAAACACCGCCCACAAACCTACTAACACTACAACTCACAAAACTACTCAAACTAAATCCAAAAACAAAAACGACCCTACTCATTTAAGAATAGGGCCGAAATTCCATGAAAAGTATTTTTGAAATCTTATATAGTATTTAGGTTAGTCTAGACTCCTGTAAGTTGCTGTGGTATAAACCCACTTATCATCAACTTCACCAACAGCTTTAACCTTAGACTCAGTAAACAGATCAAACAGGCTAGATTTATTACCTTCTACACTCAAGCCACATCTACTACAAACTGCTGTAAACACTACTTTAAATGAATTAGTCTGGTCATTTGGTGTTGCTCTGAGGTCACACTTAACAACGCCTGAGCAAATAGGGCAAACCCTGCTTCTATAGGTATCTAACATTTTACCTCCTAAATTGTTTTTATACACAATTATACACGTTTATACAAGGATGTTTGTATAATTAGCTAGTAAAATGAAGGAAAGAGAGCCATTTTACAGGCTCTCTTCTGGCTAATCTTCCTCATTTTCTTCTGGTTTGGTAGCAGATTTACTGTCAATTTCAGCCAAAGCCTCGTTAGTTTTGCCTACCAACCAGTTACTCAGTCCATTGCCATCTATCAAGTCTAGCATAATATCGCATAGAGTTTTGACTGCCACCGAGGTAAGGCTTAAAGCAATGAACGGAAGGGCTGTAAAAATAAAAAATATGGAAGTTACAATTACTGCGAATCTATAGAGTTTGTATTTCAAGTTATTCTCCGAATTATTAACCTAGCAAAATGAACATGTCTACTGTGGACTGACTTAGAATACATCGGTACAGATCCTCTTTGTCTATATGCTTAAAAATAACTGAGCAAGGGTCTACATAAACATTATTAATTTTGCTGGTAAGTCTGAATGAAGGTGAGTTTATCTCGTCTACTGTAAGTACCTTAGCTTCTGAGTTTTTGTACATACGTTTGCTATCCATTGTTGCAACTACCACAAGGTCTTTTGAAGTAGCTCTGGATAGCACATAAGAAGTATTCCCGCTACCCCTGCCTAAGTTACAAGAAACAGTTCCGAAGTCTAGCATGTAATGTAAGTCAGATACTTTACGACGAAACCCAGAGTAGTACGCTTGTCGTTCTTCTAACAAATCTACCAAGATGTCTACGGCCGCATGATAACTCATTTATTCTCCAATCATATTAAAATCATCGTTTTCATCAAATATCCTAGCGTCTTTAAAATACCTGATGCATCGCAGAGCAAAGTCCCAGACATCATTCTCAATTGACGGAGGACAGCCTATCTGTTTTGGGCTAAGTGCTCTGCCAAGTGCTATCGCTAGCCCCTTGTCTCTGTCGAAGGTATCTTCAGGGCAGCATAGGGAGTAGCCTAGAACAATCTGATTCTTAACTGTAGTCCCTACCAGCACACCTACTCTCTGCCGCTTGCCATTTCGGTTTCTGTAAATATATTGCTTGAGCATTTTATTGGTTCCTTTTATTTACGCGACCAGCAAGTACAAGCGAACTGTACTCCGGTATTTTCATCGTAGAAAGGCTTCTCTACGTTAGCCCAAGCTTCTTCGCTAGAGGGCCAGCCTTTGTCTTTCTTAGCTGCATTTTCCATAACTTTTCTGATACCAGCTAGTGCAGCTTTGTCATAATAGCCAAAATCAACCAAGTCAGTACCTCCGAATACAGCAGGTTTTGTTTTAGGAACTAGCCCACCGGTAATAGTAGTATTAACCGTAGTACCTACCTCAGAGTTCTTACCAAGTTTCCCTCTAAGTTCCAGCAGTTCTTTGATAAGTGCTATCTCTTTTTCGATTTCTTTAATTGTCATTTGGATTCTCCTAGTTTTTATTAAAATAGAGGTTAATACCCCTTTTGATGCCGAATTCTTTAGAAAAGTCAGGGATGAGTGAGAGCACATCGACACGTTTTTTAAATCTAGAATTCGTAAAATCTTTTACAGTGAACACTCCATACCCTTCAATAACTACCTTATCGCCCAACTTGATACCGTACTTTCTAGTTAAGTCCCTAGATATCGCCACAATTCCCGGAGTAACTAATTCACCAGATGCTCCGATAAGTGGTTCGTTGTCTGTTTGTCTCTTGACTGGGTTGAACGAAGTCACAGTAACTTTCACAGATCTTAAATCTTTACACTCCATACCCATCATTCTTGTTTCAAATTTCTTGTGAAGCTCTACCTGTTGCTTTAGGTACTTTACTTCAAGTGATCTTTCATGTATCCTGTCAGTGGCGTTTACCAAGAGGACTGCCAATACCGCTACTACAAGTGATACCTTAATTGCTAATAGTCTCTTCCACCACATTTTAATCTTGTCTCCTTTTAGATAAAATAAAAGGGGGCTGCTAATTGAGTTAGAAGCAGCCCCCTTTCACCGAACTAAAAGATTAGGCTTTTACACATTTAAGCGGATTAGCATTAGACCGGAGGAAATCTTCGCTAGTCACCAGTTACTCTCCATTAAGTAACACCTTCAGGCAATCTTTTAATTCTCTGAGCTATAGGTACATTATAGCACACGGAAGTGGGTTTTGTCAAGCTTTATTTTGGGGTTTGGGAAAATAATTTTATTGTGGTTGCATAGACTGAGGTGCCAGCTCGTGCCTAACAGAAAATCCATTGCGTTGTCCCATTTTTCGTTTAGGAGTTCTCCAGTCAATAGAGGTTTTAACTCCTAAATTAGCAGCTATCCAAGTTTCACAATCCTTCTTTATTCCTGTAAATAGGAGTTTATCTGTGTAGTTGTCTAATAGAGTGTACACGTAGTTTCGGCTGGTATTTCTTAAATTCTCGCTTTTAGTAGCTATGCGTAGGTTGCCGGACTCATAATGCCCATTGTTATCTATTCTATCTACATCGTACCTGTCAGGTTGATCTAGTAGAGCCTCAAATTTTGGGTCTTTTCTAAGTTCAAAATATAGAAGATAAAAATTGTCCAGTCTGCACTCGATACCTTTAGCCCCGTATCTAGGATAACTTTTGTTTCGAGGATTACTGCACCGCTCTCGTATCTGCTCCCATCTTTTATAAATAGTTTTGTACTTATTGGTCGAGTTATTTCCGATAGAGAAGTTTATAGGGTGAACAAACCCACCGTTTATTAATCCAGAATAGTCTGTTGTTCCGATAAGGCCGTCCTCGTATTCTATTACAAATACCCTGCTATACTTAACCAATGTTTTGCCCAATACTTTGGCGGTAATTCCTCTCCTATTTATAAACGATGCTCCTGGATAAAATCTATCCGACGAGTAATTTGTTGTGTATTCTCCAGTATATTCTTCGCAAATAATCATAGAATGTCAGCCGCCCTTTCTGCGATAGCAGACCTTACAGATTTTACTAAGTGAACGTGTGCCGCCAGTTGCTCGCCTTTAAAAGATTCAATTACGTGGGTCAATCCATTACTTGAGGCGTCAAGCCAAGGAACGTCGATCTGGTCCTGGTCCCCAGCGAGAATTGCTTTAGATCCTTCACCCAACCTAGTAACAACTGATTTAGCCAACTCTCTGGAGCATGACTGGATCTCATCCAGAATAACATATGTATTTGGCATTGATCTGCCGCGCATCGAATGTAAAGCGCCTATCTCAAGTACACCCAAAGACATAAGTTCTTCTATTGCAGACACACTACCGGCTTCTTTTTCGTCATAGTACTGGTTCTTCTTACTCTTAGTTTTGGGTTTACTGTCTCGATCTTTTCTATCAAGACCCAAAATTATTGAACAATTATCCTCGTAGGAGGCCATCCAAGGTGCCATCTTTTGAAGAAAGTCACCCTTCAAGTACCCGATCTCATTACTATTATTCATGGCTATGATTGGTTTGAGGATCATAATTTTCTTATATCGTTTTGTTTCGAGTACTTGGTGAAGCCCTGCTAGAAGTGCATAAAAAGTTTTTGCAGTGCCAGCTCTTCCTGTAAGTGTTACAAGAGGTATATCGTAATTAAGCAGAGCGTCTAGAGCGAACTGCTGCTCCTTATTCTTAGTGCCAATACCCATAATTACATCATCTTTTAGGATGGTGTATTCCTTCATCACATTGTCGTACCTAACCAGTGCCGTCTGCTTTTCATTATCCATGCTGTGAAGAGTAAAGTACTGATTTGGATAAGGTACTTCCAAGTCAACTAAAGTTACTGCTGAAAGGTCCAACCTTTTATCACTGTAAATTCTAGTAAGATCTTCCCCCGAAATCCAGCCCTTGCCAGTACCAGTATAAAACTCCTCCACAGATACAGAAGTATTTTTATAATCTTCAGCAGGTACCCCGACCGCAGATGCTTTGATTCTAAGGTTAATATCCCTAGTAATTAAAATCCCACCACACTCAATAGCTACTGCCAAAATTTGATTATCAGGCTTATCCTCGTCGAGGCCGAGAGGCAATCTGCACAATATTTTAGACATGGCCATAGTTACTTTAAGCGTTCCGCCGTTTGGAAGTTTTACTCCATCAGACAAATCACCCAGCTCTCTAAGGCTATCCAAATTCCTAGCAGTCTGTCGAGCATTTCTTCCTAACTCATTTTGTTCTTTTTTAAATTTATCTAGTTCTTCTAATACCGGTATAGGTAAGCACACATTGTTTTCTTCAAATTTAAATATAGCTTCTGAATCCACCAGCATGACATTCGTATCCAACACATAAGTTTTTGGCATAATCTCTCCGAGGATTATTTAAACAATTATTTAAAACAATAATTAAGGGTAGCAATTTCTCACTACCCCTAATTACAATTCAACAACTACTTTTTAGGCTTCTTGGGTTTCTTCGGTTCTGGGTGCATTTCAGGATGCATAGGTTTCATCTTTGGCATCTTTGGAGTTTTAGCCAACTTAATCACCACCTTTAATTAATTGATAAAGGACTAACTGAGTTAATCCTCCACTTGATTTATTATATACTCGTTGGCTAAATGAAATATTACTGAAATAGGTAATTACCAATTTAGTTTGCTACACTACCTACATATTTACTGATAAGCAGCTTCATTACATCTTGGCTAGTCAAACTGGTATGTGCCATTACAGACAGTTTATCTGGTCCTACATAGAAGGTAATTCGCTGGTATCTATAAGCAGTGGGCGCTACTCTCACTGAAGTGTTATACTCATGATCGTTTTTAGGTGTCTTCAGCATAATCTTCTCAGGACCAAATGGAAATGTGAATAATTCAATGCCAGTGGAGACACTAATTTTAGAACCATCTACTACCCCACCTACGAACAATAACTCTTCTTTTTCAGTCATAGCATTATCCTCAATACTTCACATTGACATTGTTGTTATCTTTATTGTAGCCGTCCTTGTACCAACCAGCACCCTTCAGTTTAAATGTCGAACTGCCTACAAGAGCCTGTCTAAGTGTAACTTCAGAACCACAGGAGGGACACTCAATAACAGGGTCGCTGGTACTGCGCTTGAAAACATCTTCTATGATTTCGTCACAAGATTCACATTTATAATCAAACAGTGGGCACATTATTTATTTCTCCTATTAACTTTTCTAGCTTTCTTAGCAGCTTTATTTTTGGACCTAGCTGAATTCTTCTTAGAAGCTTCTACACGTTCCTTCTCTTTTATTGCTTTGGACAACTTAGCAATTCTTTCCAGATTACTTGCCTGCATCAGTTCAAGCAGTTTGGTACGTCGCTCTACAGTTTCAGAGATTAAGGTCTTGTCTCTGTCAGTAAGTTCAGAAGGGAAAGCAGAAGTTGTATTGATAGGTGCGTTTGTCATTTGTTTCTCCTTTAGCGATTCAATATAAACATTATACCACAAGACTGAGGAAAAGTCAAGCTTTATTTTGGGTATTGCGAAAATAAATTTAGTAGTGAGTACAGGCAGTTGTTCCTATTTTACGACATATGAGTACTCCATTTCTAACCAGTACATTACGTGTTCCGGTGTAAGACAGCCCTATAGTAGAGACAATATCAGCTATTGTATATCCTTCTGCATATAATTTACATATTTTTAACTCCAACCCTCTTGTAGTAGGTTGTTTAGGAATATCAACTCCGTTGTCTTTTAAAAATTTACTCAACAACACTGAAGAAGTTTTAAAGGTTTCCTCTAGTTCAGTGAATGTTGCCCCAGAATTATAGCTGAGTAGTATTTCTTCCCGATTGTCTGCTAACCTCTGTAGTACTACACTGTGGGTGTTGACTGTATTGACTCTGGTGCTGAGGTGCTTGAGTATTCTACGTACAGTAGAATGTGCAGCATTATACATTTCTGCTATCTCAGCTATGCTAAAACCATATGCATAAAGTTGTTCGGCTTGTTTTTTAGTCTCTGTAGTGAATTTCACAATATTAGGCCGGTGAGAATTTACCCCCAAATCTGCTAGCACTCTTTTTACGGTGGCTTGTGATACATTGTAGGTAGAAGCTATAGCAGAGTGAGGTACCCTACTTACATACAATTCCTTTATGGCTATTTTATCTTTAGGTGATAACTTAGAATTTGTAGAGTTAGTCGGTCCTCTTCCTCCTGGGTGTAGATTAAGTAATGGTCCTTGTTTTATTAAGGCTCTACCTATGCATTGGATCATTTGTTCTTCTATGTAGTACGCCTCATCGTCAGATAGGTTATCATTAATTTTTACAATATAATCTTTAGGGTCTACACCAGAATCAAGTATGCTAATAATTTTCTTTTGTTTCTTTGTTTTATTTCTACGTTTTGCCTCGACTATATGGTGAAACATACGTTTTTTAGACCCCTTTCCTACATAGAAAGGTTCATATAAAAAGGAGATTCCTAGTTCGGGATAGGTAAATCTCCCAGGTCTAGTGGGGTCGGTGTATACATATAAATAACAATTTTTAATTTTCACTCTAAATCCTTTAGGTTGCAAAAGTTAATATGGGCGAGACATTCACTTTATTATATACATAGCCACAGCACTATTTATTACTAAAAATTAAGAATAGATATACTTAGAGGTGGGCAGAGTACATGGCGATCTTTAAAGCAAACCTTAGAGTCTATAGGTAGTCTTCGCTTGACGCTCGACTTATTATACCACATGGATTGCATTTTGTCAAGCTTTATTTTTCTAAAGTGAAAAATAAATTTGTAATAAAAGTTGTAGGCAAAGTAATATTCTAAGCTCCTACCTTGAAGGCTATAACCATATTCTCACTTGCGTTCGAATTTAGTATACCACATACCGGCTTAAAAGTCAAGCTAAAAATTTTACCAAAAGCAAATAAAAGACTTGACAAAATCCAGATCTCGTGTTATAATAAATTCGAACGCAAGTGAGAATATGGTTATAGCCTTCCAGATTACCTTACACACTCCCTACCCACTCCCTAACAATCCCCTTACCCACAACCCTACCCAATAATACCCACACCTACCATAATCCCATACTAATAATTATTTTGCCTAACCACAAGAAAAGACTTGACAAATCCCCCACCGATGTGCTATAATGTATTTATTGATGGTTCTACGTAATAAATTTTTAAGTAATATGGTATATATTAAGATAGGAGAAAGAATATGCACAGAGTATCATCGTCCCCTAAGAGAATCAGTCCTGAAGAAGTTAGCAAAGATAATTCAGATATCTGGCGTTATAGCCCAGATCTTTATTCAGCACTTAGAAAAGAGAAATTTTCCAAAGCAAACCCAGAGGCACACATGAACTATATGGAAGCTATCGGAGAACTCGGTCTTGTATCTCCTTACGATGATCTTGAGTTACAGATGGACCTAGAGAAGTTTAAAGAAGGACTTAACGAATCCGACCTAGAGATATTTAACTTAATGCTTTTAGGAATGAAGCAGAGAGAAATCAAAGATATTGTAGGACTCTGCCAAGCAACAGTCAGCAAGAGGCTTAGGAATCTTAAAGCAAAATTTAAAGAATTCTACCTCGACGGAGAGTAAACGTGGACCAAGAAAATACTACTGAGTATAAATTACCAACTACCTTAGAGACCGTCAAGCCTCTCGAAATGTCATTTGAACAACGACAGGTAGCGGAACTTTTAGTAACAAAAACTCCTCAACGTGTAAGTGAGATTACTGGCGTCCCCTTGTCAGCAATCAAAAGGTGGAAGAAGCACCCAGACTTCAAAAAGTACATGAATGATTTTGTTCTAGATCTTGCTAAGGATATGAGAGCCTACCACCTTCAGCTCTGCTACCAAATGCTTGAGGCGAGGGTTGAGAAGATTGAAGAGTTAGGTGATTTTAGCATGTTGTCATCCAAAGACACTTTAGATATTATGGAAAGTATGCGTAAGGCGTCTGATACTTCCGGTGAGAAAGAGCAGTCTCACTACATGAAAACCATCGAAGCACTTATCAGTAAATCTGCAAAACCTAGTATTACCTTTAACGTGGATGGGGGCACTAAAGAATGAAATACCTAACCGCAATCAAGGACATTGTAGAGGAAGCTTTCGGGTTCCATGCAAGCAGCCCTACAGCCTTGTTTAAACTATTTATCTCCACTGTTCTTATACAGTTTGCTGTTTTAAGTTTAGTAAGTATCTCTACAAATGGCGCTGTAAAGGACGTTCCTAATTTAGAGGCAGTCTGGTATTCATCTCACTTTTGGTGGGGTCTATTGGGCCTTTTTGGAGCTTGTAGCCTAGTGTTTGAAAGATACATTAAAGGCAGTCTGTCTGTTTTAGTTACAGGGTATCTTTCAGCTATCGCCTCCCTTGCCTTGCTTAGTTACGACTTTATTACAACCAAGCCTCCAGTTCATACAGGGGGTATTTTAGCCGCAACTGCTGTGGTATTTCTCGGAGGCATATTGTATGGAAGGATCAAGGCACGCTAGCTTCATTCAGGAATTATGCGACATAAAACATAAAGCACTAGAGTCAGATATTTCTGATGCCAAGGAAGCTATTGAGCATATCACAAATCCTTCTAATGGTCACATTGCTATTGCTATTGAAAGCCTAGAAAAGAAAATAGAAAAAGTTGATGCTAAAATCAACGGTCTAATTATCTTCTTCGGCACTACGGTTACTGGTTTGGCAATAAGTATAGGAGCCGAATTTATTAAAAAATTCGTTAATTAATTTATGGTACACAAACAACCTGCTTTACGCAGTGCAAAAGTTATAGACTACCTGAAGGTTAAGGGTAATCTAGACTCATACGCTTTTCTAGAGCACGTAGGAAACATACCACATGATGGTCAGAGAACCCTAATTGACGCGTACATGGAAAAGGTACCGCCTACTGCTGAGACTGCTGCTTTAGGGTTAGCCTTTGATTACAAGTATAAAACTTTCGTAGCAGCTTGTGGGCGACGTTGGGGGAAGTCTTTCATCGTTTCTAACTTAGCCGCCGAAGAGATGCTATACCCAAACGCTCAGGTTCTTATTTGTTCTTACCGACTAGAAAACTGTAAAGTTATTTTCAATCAAGTCCGAGAGATTATAAAAGGACTTGGTATAGAAATAGTAGCGGATAGAAAGAAAGAGTTGGAACTAGAATTAGCACATGGGGCCAAACTCTGTGTTGCTTCAAATGATAACGTAGAGTCTCGTCTTGGTAACTCCGTTTCGTTGCTGATCGTAGACGAAGCCAAACTGTTCCAGCGCGATCTGTTCGAGATGTTCCTTGAGCCGCAGCTTCTGGACTTCGCTCCATACTCTAGGACGATACTTATCAGTTCTCCTAAAGAGGGTTGGCTACAAGATTATTATGAGAGAGGGCAAAGCACTGATCCTAAGTACGCTGATTACTGGTCAACGTCTTTTCCTACTTCTTCTAACCCTACAATATCTAAATCTTATTTGGAAAAACTGAAACTTCGTGTTCCTCCTGATGTTTGGGAGCAAGAATACGAAGGTAAATTTGTTTCTTCTGCCGGAAAAGTATTTAAGGAATTTGACAGAGAAGAGAATGTTTTCAGTGACAAAGATTTTCCAAGGTTCTGGGAGTGGATTTCTACGAGAGCCTTTCCAGTATTTCATTCAATTGACACAGGGTATAACCACTACTTCGCTGGTATATACTGCCTACATATGGAATCCTTAGATACTTATTTAGTATTTGGAGAATACCAGAAAAATCAATTGGTCACACCGATTCATGCAGCTAATATAAATGGGTATGAGGCGAAGCACAACATAGATCCTTACGTTAGGTACGCTGACCCTGCCGGTGCCCAAACAAACGCAGACCTAACTGAGTATGATTTGTACTTCAATCTAGCTTCAAAGAACCTTAGAGAGTCTATAAACTGCGTTAATACATTATTTTACCAGCGGAGCAAGGTGACTAATGGACCTAGGCTACTGGTACATGACAGCTGTGTAGAACTTATTAGGCAGCTTTGTTTCATTAGCTGGAAAGAAGATGGGGCATCTATGGCTAGGGAAACTTCCAGCGGAGGCGTTAAGCCGTTCAAGCCTGATGATGAAAAGAAAACTGACTGGGATTTGATAGATGCTTTGAGGTATGGTCTGTTTAGTTATCTTAAAGATGGAGCCATTGACGTTGCTGTTTTAGATCATACAGAATACCTCAAAGATGGTAGCTTGGATAATGATGAACTAGAGTCTGAAACTAACTTAGACTTTCAAATGGCAAAACAGGGAATGTTTAGAACTTCTACTTTCTCGGATATAGATGATGATTATTGGGAGTAATTATGAGACTAATAGATAAGTTACTTAACAGACAGGTTGAGACAGAAGCTAAAGACACTAGCATTTGCATCTTTGACTCAGCTCTCCGTCCTGCTGTTAGTTACGATGCTAAAGATAGCCGAGCTGAGAAAGTAACATACAGAGGTATCGGCCAAACTAAGTATGCATCTGGACAACCTCCCGCAGTATACGATAGTGCGATATCTGCGGTACAAACATTTCCTACTATTTACGGTTGTGTCACTGCCATATCAGAAGCCATAGCGTCTTTGAATGTTAAGGTCTATGAGATAGTGGGAGGGCAGAGGGTAGAAGTACTTGACCATCCATTTTATCAGATTTTTGCGAAGCCTAACCCTTATCAGGGCAGTTTTGAATTTCTAGAAGAACTTCAGCAGAATCTGGATATCATGGGAAATAACTTCATAGGTATTGAGAAGGTAGCTGGCGGGATTGAGCTTTACAACCTCAGTCCGAAGTACGTAGCTGTTATTCCTGATCCTAAAGTTAGAGTTAAAGAGTATCGCTACTACATAAATGGTAACGTAATTAAGTACAAGCCGGAAGAGATTATTCACATTAAGTATGCTTCTATAGACGATCCTTATTACGGAACTCCTCCTCTTAATGCAGCGGCTGATGTTCTGAAGTTTGAATCGGCTCGTATTAAGTACGCTAACCAGTTCTTTGTTAACGGAGCTATCCCTACTGGGGTACTTGAGACTGAAGGAAACATTGGGGATTCGCTTCTCAAGAAACTTAGAAGTGAATGGTCGAATGTACATAGAGGAGTGCTTAACAGCCACAAGGTAGCAATTCTTCAGGGTGGTTTGAAGTACAGGAGTATCGCGTCTCCTCTGAAAGATCTTGATTTTAGTGGTCTTAAAAAACTTGCTAAAGAAGACATTCTGACAATTTATAAAGTGCCTGAATCAATTCTTGGTAATCAGGACGGGACAGGTAACTCTGAGGGTAAGTCTGCTATTACAGCCTTTTGGAGAGGTTGTATAGTCACTAGGCTAAAGCGTATTGAAAGTGCTATTAACAGAGGTCTTTCAATTGATGTTTTTGGGCAGGGAAGTTTTGCCTTTGAATTTAATTTGAAAGATGTTGTGGCATTACAGGAAGATAAGATAGAGCAGGCAACCTTCCTAAAAGATATGATGTCTTCTAGCATTATGACTGCAAATGAGGCGAGGGCTGTTTTAGGTTATCCTAGGATTGAAGATGAATATGCAGATAAACTTTTGATTTCTAATAGCTTTTTCGGAAATGCTCTATTACCGGCTGATGCAGCAGTAGCAAATGCAAGTGCAGGAGGGGCTGGAAGTACTGCTGAAAAACCTGCTGTTAAGCCAGCGGTTAAGCCTAATCCTTCTAAGCCTAAACCGGTACCTAAAAAATAATTTAAATAATTTATTTTTAGAGTAATAAAAAATAATACAAACAGGTATATATTAAAGTGAATGAGAAATAAACAACGTTTATGTAATGTGCTACCGAGGAGTATACAGATGAATGTAGAAACCAAAGAATTTACGCTGCTAACTCCCTTTAGTATAGAGAAAGCGGCTGATGTAGTTGATAACACTTCTGATAAAATAATTAAAATTTCTGGGTGCGCAAATTTTTCTGGTCTAGATGAGAATGGAAAAACTTACAGCGATCTTGTAAATGACATAGTAGTACCTCACGGTATGGATACTTCTGTATATGCTTTGAATCCTCAGATACTCCTACAGCACGATAGAAACAAGACTGTTGGAAGGGCGTTAACTGTTGAAAAGAGGACAGACGGTATATACATCACTGCTGAGATACATGCAGATGCTATGAGTGCTCAAGATTTCTATAGAGTAAAATCTGGTCTTATTTGTATGTACAGTCTAGGCTTCAAAACGAGAAAAGGTGAGTGGAAAAAGGTAGATAATAAGGAGGTCTGGTACATTACAGATTCCTTACTTTTGGAATGTTCCCTAGTCTCAATCCCAGCCAACAGCAAGTCCGGCTTCTCCGTACTAGTCAAGTCCTTGAATGACGAGGGTTTTACTTCGGAAGTTATAAAAGAAAAAGATGCAGAACCTACTAACCACAAAGAGGATGACCCAATGAAAATTACAGTCAAACGGGCTGACCTTCTTTCTGCTACCGATCTGGAAAAGTTTAAAGCACTTGGTGGAGACGTTGAAGCTGACGTAGAAATCAGTCTTGCAGACTTCATCAAAGATTCCGTAGCCAAGGAAGTTGCAGCTATTCTTGCCGCAAAAGAAGCCGAAGCAGTAGCTGCTGCTGAAGTAGCTAAGACCGAAGCACTTGCAGCAGAAACCGCCAAAGCCGAAGCTGAAGCCCTTGCTCAAGCAGAGGCACTTGTCCAAGAAGAGAAAGAATTTAACGATGAGCTTTTCGTTCTGAAAGAGCTTGTAGAGACTCTTACGGCAGCTATTGCTACTGAAGAGAACTAATAAAACATTTATCTTAGGAGATATGAAATGAAGGAAGAACTCGAACAACTCAAGGCTCAGGTAGTTGAGCTTACTCGCGTAATGGGCGAGCGTGCAAAAGCAGGTTACGCCAACGAAGTCAAAGAACTCTCTGACAAACTGATCCAGCTTCAGGCTCAGGTCAATGATCGCAAAATGCAGTTTGATGCAGGTCAGACCAAATCCACCTCTGCTGGTGTTTCCAAAGAAGCCGAGCGTAAAATGGACGAACTGTTCATTGCATCTGCCCTGCTTACCCGCAAAGACGGCTCCCTTGATCGTGCAGCTTTTGATGTAGTTAAGTCTGCTCCCGATTACCGCGATGCCTTGAAAGATGCTGGTATCGTTAATACCTTCGGTAGTGGCCAGACCACCGCTGATGCAGAAGGTGGGGATTTTATTCCTGCTGGTTTCTCCTCGACCCTTCTGGAAGAGATTTGGCTCAAGCTTGAAATCGCCAACCTGTTTGGTCGTTTCAACATGACCTCTCCGACCTTCACCTTCCCGTTTGCCCCTGACCGCCTCACTGCGCGTCTGGCTGCTGAAGGTGTTGCGCCGACCAAGGACCAGTTCAGCACTGACCAGATTATCTTCAATGCGAAGAAAATCATGTCCAACGTTGACTTCACCGACGAAATCGAACTTGATTCGATTGTAGCAATCCTCCCACTGGTTCGTACCAAGCTTATTGAAGGCTTTGCTATCGCGCAGGAGCAGATCTGTCTGAACGGTGATACCACTGCTGGTGCTGATAACCTCAACGGTAACGTAGCTGCTGACGATGTTCGTAGAACTACCAAAGGTGTTCGTGCACTTGCTAACGCTGCTGACATGGTTTCTTTCGCTACTGGCAACTTCTCTGCTGCTAACCTACGCTCGCTTCGTGCAGCTATGGGTAAGTATGGCAAGAGCACTTCCGATCTGGCGTATATCATGACCATGAAAGATTACAACTCCGCACTTGCTTTTGAAGGGTATCAGTACCTTTATCAGTATGCTGGCGCTGTAACCACCGCTGGTGAACTTGGCCGTATCGACAATATTCCGATCATCGTAACCGAGCTGCTTCCTTCGACCTCGAATGGTGCAACTGCTGGTGTAAATGCTTCGGGTGTGGTTGATGCAACTGGCGCTAATAACACCAAGAACATCTGCGGTCTTGTCAACAAGAACCCGTATATGTGGGGTGATCGTAAAGCGTTCGCTCTCGAAACCTTCCGCAACCCGTTCACACAGGCTACCTCGCTGATCGGCTCGCAGCGTCTGGACTTCCAGAAGACCATCTCTGCCGCTGACCCGACTGCTGTTTGGGGCGTAAACTACGTGTAATTGAACAAAGGGCTAGAGGGGCTGCTAGTCAGCCCCTCTTTTTATTAGTAGAGGGATTATAAAATGGAACTACTTTGCATTAAGGATTATTCCGATACACTGTACAGAATCAAAGCAGGGGAAAGCACAGAAGTGTTTGCAGATATGACTGACGAGTACAAAGCCAGCATTGCTGCATTCTACCCTGAGAAGTTTAAGGTAATCAAAAAAGAAAAAGAATCCGAACTTGTGGTTGAGCACAAAGACCCCGCAATTGAAACGTCTACCGTCAAGTTTACTAAAAAGGCTGCAAAAGGCTAAGAGGTACTCTAAGTGAATTTCACTACACTAGCAAATGTACAGATGTTTCTAAATAAGAGTTCGCTTACTTTAGCCGAAACAGCTACCATAACTATGCTTATAGAGATGGTTGATGCGATAATTAAGAACTATTGCAGATGGGAAATCTTGGCTAAAGACTACACCAAGGTCTTTGATGGAGACGGTTCGGCCACCCTTGATTTACGCATAACCCCAATCAATACCGTAGCAGAACTTTTGGTGAGCGACACAGACCTAACTACTAATGTGTCTATTGCTAGTGAAGACGGGGCTGTGTATTTTGAAGCAACTGACGGAAATACTTTTACTAGCGGTAGTAGGAATATTCAGATAACTTTTAACGCTGGACACACAGAAGTACCTAACGACCTAGCTTACGCTGCTTCTTGGCTGGCTGCTATCAACTTTAACAGAATAGCTTCTGAGAATATTGGAATTTCTAGTGAAGAATTCCAAGGGGTTAAAGCTGAGTATGATAAAGTTGATATTCCAGTAATGGTAAAACATGTGCTTGACCAGTACAAGTACCTAAGTATCTACTAAAGGAGTCTTTATGAAGAGTGCTGCTCATGTCGTAAATAGACTTTTGAAGGCTAGGGGCACTTATGAAGGACTTCCTAGGATATATAATGCCGACCTAGGTACTTATACCGTAGGGTTCACGGAAGTTAATACTCAGGCCACCACAGCGTTTGCAAGAACTAAGATGCACAAAGCTTGGTTGGTAGGAACCTCGGATATTATTGACGGGACTAGAATTGTAGATAGAGTAGACGGGCATAGATACATAGTAATGTCTTTGAAGAAGGAATACACCGCAGGTAACACTGCCTTCATCGACGGAACATTAATGTACGTCACAACTACTTGCACAATCTCTCGGATGGGTTCCTCGGTAGATGCTTTTGGTAGAAAACTAGATGCAGACTTTACTGACGTAGCTACTGGCGTATGGCTCATGTTAAACCCAATGGCAGAAGCCCCTTTAGATTTGCCTGAAAGACAGTCTGACAAATCAAAAATAAAAGTAGCCATGCAAAGTTCTGTGGACGTTAAAATCAATGACAGAATTTCTACGGAGGACGGCGAGGTATATAAAGTGGACTACATCAACAGAGCCGAACTTGATAACGTAGTAATGCTTTATGTAATCCCCGATAACAGGTAATGGCTAACATAACTTTGAAACTAAACGCTAGCGACTTAGCGAAGATATACGAAAAAACTGCCTTACTAGAAAAGAATCTCCTGAATAAAGACGGAGAAGTCTACAAGTATGTTTTAACGATTGGTGATGGGTACACTGAGGCTGTAATTAGCGGGATGGGTACTACCGTAACTGGCGTAGCAACTTTGAAGAGTTTTCTAGGAGAGGCAAAATCAGTAAAATGGAAGCCTAATACTAAGGCTACTATAAAGAAGAAAGCTGAAATGGGTTGGACTTTGGAGGTCTGGAAAGCGTCTGGTGAAACAGAGGAAGCTACCAGAGACTCATTTAAGATAACCAGTTCAGGAACTAAGATAGACATGTTTGCTGGGATAGACGGCACTAGATTTGCAGAAGCCTTTAACCACGCTTACAGAACTGAATTTGGAGTAGCAGCTTCGGAAGGTCAAACTAAATTTAATGGAAGAGCTTTGTTCACCTTACTTAACGTTCTATTATCAGAGAAATCAGAAGTCATACGAAAAGGTTTTTACAAAGCTGTTGAAAGAGAAATTAAGAAAATAAAGTGGG